TTTGACTTTCTAGATTTCTTGCTCTTACGGGACTTGCGAGGGGCAGAACGCTTGCTCTTCTTGCTCTTCTTGCTCTTCTTGCTCTTCTTGCTCTTCTTGCTCTTCTTGCTCTTGCGGGATTTGCGGGGGGCAGAACGCTTGCTCTTCTTGCTCTTCTTTGGAGCCTTAGACTTCTTTGGCGAACGTCTACGTTTAGGGGCGGGCGCAGATGATTCAGATGATGACGCAGCTGATTTAGCCTTCTTTTGAGACTTACGCTTAGGTTGAGAACGCTTAGTTGAACGTTTTACAGAGCGAGCTTTAGGTGAACGAGGTGATTTCTTATAACTTTTGCGACCAGCCATGTTTTGTTTATATTATTTAATAAATATTTTATTTTTTTGGAATTCAGCAAAAAATTAAACTAAAAAGATTTTGGATTAATTATACAATTTATAATTAATTTAATAAAATTTGATTTTGTAGTTGTCAATTATTGTTCTTAGATAGATTGGGAAAACTAAAATGAATTTTATTTTGAAATACCTTCAACGATGACGTTATTAGGGGGCGAAACCCCTCGTTGTTTTTCCATATTTTTAAGGTCTGCTTCTTTAATTGTAAGTAATTTAGTCATATCAATTCTTCCTTTTTCCGGTTCATTTAATCTGATTTCATGTAAAAGAATATTTTCTTGATTAGCTAATGTACTAATGTACTTTCTACATTGTCTGACATTTGTAAAAATACCTAAAATATTAGAATATTCAGTTTGAGATACTATATATACTTTTTGACCCATTTATTTATAAGTTTTAATTATAAATAAAATTTTCAATTTTAATTTATTCGTTTTTTTCTTTCAAATAATATCAATGATAGAAATTCAATATCTAAAATATGGTCTGGTAAAATATTACCTATTAACGAAGATTTAATGAATACGGAAGAATATAAATCATTGATATTATTTGAAAGAAAAAAACGAAATGGATTTTAATGTTTTGTAAAATGTAATAAAATAATACAGGATAAACAGATTGCTTAGTTTGAGTAAGCTAATCCGCCCATTCCTGCCATAATTCTTCGCAAATACCCTACTTTTCAGTATATTTATCAGGATTTAACCTAGGGGCTAGACTATATCTTAAGCAAATTCTTACGAAATCGCCCACTAACATTTAGTCGTTGAACCTTCACCCGCAAATAACACATAGTTATTTGGTTGGGTGCTTGGATGCGGATTGTCCAATCCTTCACATTTTTACCATTGGGTTCGGCTATTAACCGAGTTCCTTTTAAATGTTTCCAAATAAAAGTGGTAGTGAAGGCTCTAAGGAGGTTCCCGCAGTTTGAAAGTGTCGCAAAATATCTTTGACAACCTATAGTTAGTCAAAAACATTCCACTAGCAAACCAATTTCTTGATTTACTTTTTGTGTCCAAAAATTAAACACGTTGTAGTTAACAGCATAGACTCGGAGTTGGACCGGTGAAGTTGCAGTGGTGAGGTCTAGAAGAAGAGTGGCATTGTCAATTCGGGACATGTTGACAGTTCCAGAAGGTTGATGTTGTTCAGGGTTAAGAGCAAATGAGTACACATAGATACCGGTGGCAGGGCATCGAGTGTGATGTTGATAAGGTTGAACAACATTGAAGTAGGTAGCATCACGAACTGAGAATCGATCTTGTCCGTTGAGTTGGAGTTTAGCAGATGCAAGACAATCATCACCAACGTATTCCTTTCCTGAGGTGTTGGCAGAGTTGGTGTAATCAGCCCATCTGTTCTTGTTAGCAGCAACGTTTGAGTTGAGTTGTAGAACCCAGACAAGTTCTTTACATGGGTGGTTAAGAGCAAGCTTTGACTTGACAGCAGAGTTGCTGTAAGATTCAGCTCCAGTGAATTGGAGTTGCTCAATTAGGTATTCGTGTTGAACTTGAGCAAATTGACGACGCTCATCGGTGTCTAGATAGACGTAGTCAATGTAGAGAGAAGCATTGGAGATGCTTGGGACTCCAGATGATGGAGCACTACCAGTGGAGGTAATGTAACATTCAGATGCAGCACGGAAAGAGATGTTGAACTTGACTTCGTGATATTGGAGAGCAATAAGCGGAAGAGCAAGACCAGGGTTTCTACAAAACCAGAACTGGAAAGGAATGTAAAGAGTGGTAGCAGGAATAGCGGCAGCAGGGGTAGTGAGAGCAACAGTGGAACCAATCATAACGTTATAACCATCCTCCTTTTCAGCAGTTTGGGTAAGTTCGTTCCAGATATTGAGCCAGTCACCGTAGTGACGGTCAATTTCTTGTCCACCGATTTCAATGTTAACATAGTCAACTAAAACGTGCCCAATGTTACGAGTCCATGAGGCAGTTCCAGATGACATAGTCATAGCTGGGAGATCAACTTGAAGGTAGACCTTGTGAATAAGATCACCGTTTCGGGAAACAGTGCAAGAAACTTTACGTCCGAAGTCAACAGTTCCATTAAAGGTCTGTTCAATAGCTTCGAGAGCAAAGTTAGTGTGACGTCTATAGACGACTTTGAAAAAAGTAATTTGTGGGTTACCTGTACATTACCCAAATACCTTATTTTTCAATAAGGAGTAGACTATATCTTATGAAGAATTGTTAATTTTTAGATTAGCAAAATCTATAGTTAATAAATCTCCCGAAAACCATTTAGTCGTTGAACCTTCTTCTTTAAATTTTTCTAATTTTATTATTATATTTTCTATTTGATTTATATCAATTTCTTTTTTAGATGAATTGTATTTTACTGTAACTGGCATCATATTTGACCAGTTCCAACATTTTAATTTTTCATCACCAATTGTTAAATCAAATTTACAAACAGGTAAAATGTGGTCAATTGACCAATATGAACCGTAATTATCCCAGTTCATATCTTTTGTAAAATTATATTCAAACCATTCTCTTAAATATTGAATATTACAACCGATATAATTCATTGTTGAATCATTTTTAATTAAAACAGATCTTAAACGTGCAGCTAATGATTTTTTTAATCTATAATTAATATTAGATTTTCTTTCATTTCTACACCATTCATTTTTCTGTTCAGTTAAAAACTTTGGATAACAAGTTAAACAAATCTTATTTTTATAAAATTTTTTAAGTTTAGCAAAATCTTTCAATGCTTTTTCTTCTTTGCATTTTTCACATTTTACCACAACTATTTCTATTTTCTTTTGTCTAAGATTTTTTTTTCTTATTTTATCCCTTTCATTTAAACATTGTTTACATGTTTTCGCATATGAATTTTCTCTATCATTGTACTTTCTATATTCATTAAGAGGTTTTATAACTTTACAATCAGTACATTCTTTTTGTTCCATTTGTATTTATAAAAATATTTTAAAATTATTCAATTTTTAAAGAAGCTTGGCTGCTGATTGTCCATTTCAATCTAACAAATTAGATTTCATCTTATTCATTTTTACTATACCCAAGTTTTATCTTGGCCATATTTATATCACTATAAATACTTAGTAGAATAAGCTTTAGAAGTTTCCAGCAATTTGATTTCCTCACCAGGGGTTTTCAAATTAATTCAATTAATTTCCCTGATTAACATCAATGGGATTTCATCATGAAATCTCCATAAAGGGTTTTATGAATATCTTATTTTTTCAATATTCCCCGACATTTTTCTACCCTACAGATTTTTAAGGTAAATATCTTGCCTCTGGTATTTTCATACCATTAGCCCTAATATCTCTATTAGGAGTAGAGTACACCTTAAGAATTTTCAGATATGGCTAATATCATCATTAAATCCCAACTTCCGTCTACTCGTTGAACCTTCATCTTATATCTACCTAAACTGAATTCAAATATTCTATTGCCAATTGTAATTTATCTTCCATAGAAGCATATTTACTTACAAATGACTTTTCTTTTAAATTTGGATGATGACTTATTCTATATCCTTCTTTACCAGATGAATCTTTATAATAACGAAGATATTTAGGTAATTCTGAATCTTCAGGTCTTTGTCTTGGACGTTTATCCAAAACTTTACCTAAATTTTTACCTATCATACTTTCTCTTCGTAATTCTTTTGTTTCATCTGATTGTCTTGATGTTGTTTTACCTGAAGTTAAATTATAACCATTTGGTGTCATTGTGTTAAATTGTTCAATATAAAGATTTTCATTATAATCTAAATCTTTTATATCACATTTCATTATTAATTCAATAGTAAAATTTTCAGGATTGTATTTACGAATAGCATTATTTAATAATCTACAATAGTCTTTACCATTTGTAGCATCTCTAATATGCTGTTTCCATCTACTTAAATATCCCCATTTTTTACCA